TGGACTTCCATGATATTGCTATATGCGTGTATGTTACTACCAACTGCATATGCTCGTTTAATATCTTCTGGGATTGATTTACAAGTTGGGTCATTACAATTGGTTATTAATTTGGCATCAACTTCTCCGATGATGGGGAAAGTGGCTTTGCTAGTGATATGATATGATAGTGAATCAAAGTTGGATAAATCCACATTGGCATCATATTTCGCGTTAGCCCACACATTCATGCTTAATTGAAGCATTGTTTTGCGTTGGCGTAAGTGTTCGGGGTGGTCTTTGAAATATATGCTTATGATATCAATCTCATAATCATTTACTATATGTGGTAATAACTGTCGTAAATTATTAAGATTTATATAACTAATACTCAGATGTTGTGATGTTGCTGTGTACTTAGTAAAATCTTGTTGTTGATCTAAATCAATATAACTTGTAGTAACTTTCTTAATGTTTAACGGGATTTTGTATGAAAGTAACCAGTCTGGGAATTTTTCTTTGTTTTCAAAATTCTTATAAAAGTCATAAATTCTCGTATTGTCAATACCTGCGTATTCATATATGTGCATAAATTGGAAATAGCAGATTTTATCAGGTCGTTTGTTCCATATGCTTTGTGTTGTTACTGCATTATGGACTGCGGATTTATAGGCTTCTAGAAGATCAGCAGAATCAAAGATAGTATCCTTATATATGGGACTAGTTATAAAATACATACCAACATGTTCATACAATGTATAAATAAATTGGTAAAATGGGGCCATATGGCGGAGTGTATCTTGGATGCTGATGAATGGACGGGTTTCACTATGGGGGGTGAAATCTTCGAAGTCTAATATGCCATTAAAGTCAACATTATCTGCTGTCAAAACAAAATCATATTCTTGTAATATGATACGTGTTGTTTCAAAACATTTATCTATGATAATGTGAAATAGCAAACCTAATTCTGCTAAAAACTTTCTACAATCAACACAACATATATGTTGGGGTTGTTTTGTATGTTTACGGATTGTATTTAATGTTTTAAATTCATAGTGATTAACTTGTTCTAATGTATCATACAATAATGTCCAATCTGCGGAACCAATCACCACATATACATCAGCTATGCTTAGCTTTGTAATATTTAATCTTTCGATCAT